GCGATGTATACGCAAAAATTCACCAATTGGTGTATATCCAGAGACTTCCTCAAATGTTACAATGGAACTAGCCACTGGCCTGGATTCTCCCGTGACTAAGTATCTCACCCAGTAAGGAGTTCGGTTGTACGCCTCATACATTCGGCGATTGGCCAACGCAAACAAATGACCAATTTCCGCAGGAGTGAAGTCAGATGTACCTGCTAGTGCAGATATTAAATCGTATAGGTCTTTGTTCGCTTTTAGCTGCATTATGCATTGTTGGGGGACAAGTCCCCATGCTTCTTGTTGTAATACTGCAAAAATTCTTTTGAATGCACGGCATCGTGGCCATACTTCTTTGTAAGTCTAAAGAACTCCCGGTGAGGCATCACCGCTACGGGCTTTCCTAAAACAGGATGGGTAGTTCCTTTAAGCTCTTGGGCTTCCTTCCTCGCTACATTTGTCCGAGCTTCCTCAAGCCTTTTTTCACGCTCGAAGCCAGTGCGTATTTCACGCATAAATGCACGGTCGATTTCTCCGTCGCTATATTTAGGAAGTGAAGTGATAAGATTCATAAAAAAAGGGGGAGGCCAGAACTGGCCCAGCCTCCCCTATTATACTAAAAGTAAATCAGTAAAACTTACTGTTCTACCTTACCATGCGCACCTGGGTGGTGTACTGCGAGAGTAAGCGCGCAGTCAACGTACCCACGATCACCGCCACCCATGTTGGGGAGGACAGTGCTTCCAACAGGAATAAGTTCAGCAATGCTGGCATATTCTGGATTGAGGAAGTAACCACGGTTTTTGTTCGTGGTGTCGGGTGAACAGTCAGGGTTCATGTTTACGATGGAAACAATACCGTGATCAGACTGGTAAAGCTCAACGCTCAGTTTGATCGAAGCAGAGTCCCCATTGTAGTTGACATTGCGGATGGAAGTTCCAGCTCCATCACCATCTGGGTCAAGACGAGCAAAGTCGCTGATGATGCGGCGGAGAGCCGTATCAGCAACTAACGTCAGACCATCCATAGCACCGCTAACGCGGTAGATGGAGGTGATGATGTTGTTCATCGCAGTTTCCGTGAACGCACCAGAAGTGCTGATGTCGTAAACGCTATCAGCGGGAGTGCGGTAGGCCGCAGGAACTGGGTTGGTAGCTTGCGCACCGTTCTGGATCCACTTGCCGAGTCCACGCAACTTGTATGGATTTGATCCACTTCCGTCTTCAACGTCTTGTTCGTTGTCAGACAAGAGGGTAGCCTCGATGTCGCGTTTTAGTTCACGAAGAGCTTTAGCCTCTGCTTGAGCGAACTTAGCGGGACCGACTGAGTCTACTGCTTCCTGAAGATCAGAAACCTGGTAAGCTCTGCGGAACTTCTGGGTGTAGTTTCCAAGACGGACGCGATCGGTGAACTCGTCAGAATAGGTGCTTACGTCAACGCCTTCAGAGATACCTGCGGTGCTAACTGCTGCTAGTTTGTCTACGGTCCACTCGTACTGTACAGCAGTGGCTCGTGTTTTTGCCAGCGAACTAAGGACAGGTGTTTCCTCTGGGGCCAAAATAGTGAGAATATCGCTAAGGTCTTCCCTGTTGGAAACATTTGCCGATGGGCTGGCTTCATATGTGTTTGATAGTGCCATTATATTTTCGGGTATTTAAGTGTTTGCGAGACGACGCGACCATCGCGCCTCTCTAAGTTTTTGGAAGTCGTCTTTGTTTCCAGACTCCTTAAACCGTTTCGTTAGATCTTTCAGTGCCTTGGACGAATTGTCCTCGGTTTTGTCGGACTTGGCCAATGCTGGTGACGGACTCTTTGGCGGTGTGGGCTTGAATGCTTCCCCGGCGTTAGTTTGTTTCGGGGACTTTGAAGACCCTCCAAACATGCTATTTACCGAGTGGGCTAATAGGTATGGCAGTTGCCAACTTAAATCAGGATTTTGCTCATAAGCCTTCTTGAGTGCTGGTTGGCTGGCTAGCTGCACAAACTGCTTAGTCTGCTCGCTTTCTTTGTCGCCTAGCCACTTGAACTCCTTTATTGCTTTCTGACCATATTCCTTGCGTAGCTTGGTAGCATCCTCCACTCTCTTTACCTTTTGGAATTGATCCGGTAGGTATTTATCACGAGATTTCCTGGCTTGTTTCAGCGCTTCACGCACCTGAGACTTTGTCATAGCCTGCCCATTAGATTCGGTCACCTCTTCATCAGGGCCATAATCAGCAGACTCAAATAGGACATCCTCCGCCCATTCGATCACATCATTGATCTCCTTGGCTTTGTTTTGGATGTCCGAGACACTTTTCAGGTCGTCGTAGGGATTGTTCTCGATTTCGGAAGTGGCCGAAAGCACCTGCTCTTGCTGGGCTTTCATACTATCCTCAAGCTCCTTCGCCTTCTCTTCCGCCGCCTTAGCCCTTGCTGTGAGTTGACCAAAACGATCAACTGCTCGGCTGGACAATGCCTCGGAGAGTTGTTTGAGTTCGCCCTCAGACAAATTGTCTAAGTCGATATTTGAAAGAACATTTGATTGATCTTGGGACTCTTCCTCTTGAGGTTGGGACTCAGTCTCAACTTCTTCAGAAATAGACTCCTCGATCTCCGGTTCAGGTGTGGGAGGGGCAATAGCCTCTTCCATTTGCCTGGCGCGTCTAAGTTGGTACTCAGATGCGGATATATTAGTTTTTTCCGCTGTGTTTTCAGAGGCATCAGCGATCGCCTCGACTACTTCACTCATGTGTTTTATGTTTCCGCTTATTACGCCTAGCGATGGCGAGCCGTGATTATATCACAGGAAACAACTTATTCCACATACTCAGTCCACTTTTTCAACAAAACCTCGTAGTCGCAATCTTGGAGGATGTCATCGTATGCCGATATCTCCCCGGATATCTGCATCACCTGCTCTGGAGATGATCCCCTAAGACGGGCAATAGCATCCTCCCGGCGTTGCTTAATAACATTTATGAAGCGAGCGAAATGCTCGTATTGGGACAATGCCCTTATATCATCTTCCAGGTGCATCTGATCGGTTGATAAGCTGTTCGTAATACTTCTTGGTCGCATCTACACGCCGATCGCGGTGTGGTTTTCCTGGCTTAAGAAATAGTTCCATAAACTGATCGCTTACAAATTCGGGATCATCAGATTGAAATGCCTCTCTGAGTTGCTTGGCATTTCCGGCTCCCATAATGTTTTGCTTTTTCCCGTATATGTTTTCGTAAACATATCTCACTTGGGAGTCCGAGTTATCCGGCAAGCCTTCCTCTTTTAAATATTCCCGATATAGTCCCTTGTGCGGCTTATCAAATTGAAAGACACCATATCCTCCACCGCCACCATACTGCTTCTGGTCATGCTTATAGCTGCCCCCGGTTTCCACCGAGGAGTTGCCATACATGGCGGCTTCTACGACTGGGTTCTTTCCGAAATATTTTCTTACCGCTTGGGCCAGGAGGTTTAGGTTGAGCGTCCGCTCCCGCTTTACACCATATTCCTTTGTGGTCTTATTGTCTGGCATCACTGCTGCATACCTTGGGTTTGTACCTCACCCATCTGGGCTGGTTGCGTCCCGATACGCCCTATTTGGGCGTTTTGAGCTTGCTGCATAGCGAACTGATACTGTCCAGCATACTTCTGAAGACGAGCCGCAAACGCTTCATCTTGCTGCAAACGCTGCTGAATATCCGGCTGCTGCGTATATTGCTGAATGATTTGAAGAGCCGATTGAGAGCCATTCGGGCGAGCTGGTACTTCGATTCCTGCATAAATTTTAGATAGATCATCTGTAATGTGTTTTAGTATTTGATCCTTGGCTTCCTCCAATGGTCTCATAACACCATCCGCCAATACAGGATCGATGGAGGATGCTATCACAGACAGGAGCTTATCCATATCTATGCGGCCATTTCGGTCCATTTGAACCAATGAAAGTAGTTGGTTTAGTTTTGCTTCCTGCTTGTCTCCATCCGAATTAAGAACGTCGAAGCTAATAGTAACGTCGAAGTTTTCATCTGGGTTTCCCTTACTAAACATTTGGGGATCGGGTACTCCAGTCACATTAAAGAAGATGCGATCGGGACCAAACCTCTGGAAATTTCGGTAGCACAAAGCAATCACCTCAGCCATATGCTGCAAATACTTGTCTACCAAGAATTGGCGGCGGATGCCAGATAGTGGAGACTGTTCATCCAGTCCCACCATGCGATCGGCCTGCTCTTGGAGGTTATTCTCCATCTCAACGGATCCGGGATTGAAACCCGGTCCTTGCATAAACCTAATTTCCCCAGCCCTCACTTCGGGGATAAATCGACCAGGACCTATCTCCTCGGGCTTACGTCCCTTCGGGTGCGTAACGGCAGGAAGGGTGGACAAGCTGTTGCTGTCGATGCGGCTATCGCGTTCCACCTTCACTTGGTTCTGTATACCACGCAAAAGACCCGGAACAGTGGCAGTGTCATATAGCCGCTTATTGTCCTCGCTGAAACGGGTAACCACCACTGGGTAGTCCTCATATCCATTTAGCAGTTCAAACTTGGCGTAACCAGGGATATCTAGCCCCTCGTCTCCGGAAAATGATTCGTGGAACACGGTCTCGTAGATCCCTTCCGACCCGTCGGTCGAGTCGATCAGTCTCTGGTATCCGTGTATTATTTCTACTAGTTCCTCGGCCTCGTAAGCATCGTCAGTTAGTGATATGCTACGCCTTCCCTCCTGTTCCCTCTCCAAGGAGTTTATGTTCACTCCAGAGTATTTAGAGATAACGTGTTCCACGAAATTGGGGTCCCAACCATCTGTCTGTACCTTGTTCTCCAGCTCTTGGGCTGTGTAATACGTCCGCCAGAAACAATAAGGCGCACGTTGGGGGTCAGTGACATATGCGGGAAAAATGAAATCTCCATCAGGACCAAGGGTCTTGACCTCTGGTGCATTTACCTGCCGCCGGACGGTAGGCACTTCAGCCATGCCGAACTTACGCAAATCCTTCAGGGCTTTACGGGCATTTTCCTTAGTCACCTTGATAACCGCCTGCATCTGAACTACCACCTCATCGTCTTGGGTGCCATCCAGTATCATCTGGGACAGGTTGGGGTCAGCAGCAGCGATTTGCTGCATGTCAAACTTTTGCTTGAAGGTGCGGTCTTCCATGACCCACCCACAATAAGTAATCATAATACCACGCTCTAGGAAGTAGTTGGCGGCTAGCTCTGCTTCACGCTTGAAACGTGGGATGTAGCCAGACTTGGTCATCCACTTCAAGAAGTTGCTAACCACCTTCGACCTCGGAACATCCGCCACCTCAACAGGGAAAGCCTGAATGTTCGCCCGGTTTAGGGCGGACATAAACAAAGATACTAGCCGGGTAACACGCTCATCAATAACATGACTTTCCAAATCAGATGCACCATCCCATGGGAAAGCATCAGCTCCATGCTTACGCAAGTCCCGACTTTTCCCCGGCCACCAGTTACGCCTGTCGTCATAAGACGTGCGGCATACATCGTAATAAGCAGAAAGCTCATTGCTCGTTGTCTGGTATGCCTGACGCAATACATCTACGTCTGGAGACTTCCCCAAGTAGGTGATGGCCTTGGAATAGTTTTGGTTTT